CATTTTGTGAATTATTACCACCAATAATATCACTGTAGAATGTTAAACTCTCTTGTATTCCAATAGCACCAATTTCAAAATCAGCAGATGAAGTATAACTACCAACAACAGAAACATTTGCAAAAGTATTACTATCTGCACCCTGAATAAAAGTGCCAGGACCAGAATAGAATAAACTTGTATTACTGTCAATACCTGTTCTAAAAGTATTACTTACTGCGTTAATAACAGTACCTATAAATCTACCAGACGTTTCAATATTGGCAGTGCCTGAAGACAGAGCATTCTCTGTTAAAGTTCCGGTGTGAATATATGAAGCATCATCAAAATTACCGCTTGTAGTAATAATAGTTAAATTACCAATGGCATCAGTAGAGTTAGCAGTTATACTATTTGCTACAACATAACCAGAACTTACATTAGTATCTGTTGAGTTAGCGCCCTGGATATAATTATCATTACCCATTATCAGACTGAGATTAGCTCCGGTACCGGCGGCCGTAATAATATCAAATCTAGGCGCGTCAGTATAGCCATCGCCGCTTTCATTTATTGTAATTGACGTGATTGTACCGTTACCATCTGTTACTACATTAGCGGCCGCATTACCAGCACCAAATTCTATTATGTCAGTATTTGTATAATCTGCACCGCCAGCTTTAACTATAAAGCTATTAACAAAACTTGCATTAGTAACATGCGTATAAAAATTTTCAACGTTGGCTGTTTTTTCAGTGACGTTTGAACCTAAACCTGTTATTGTTATTGACTGTATAGGTTGGCTTACGGTCTCAAAACTCCAAAAGTCTTCAATATCAGTATTCGTGTTAACTATCTCATTGATAATAAGTGTAGTATTTGAAGATAGAGATTCTGTATATACGTTTGATACAGTAAATCCGTAGCCTCCGTCAACTAGCTGGAAATTAACTCGACCTGCTAGGTTTTCAACAGCAGTAACCTTGGCTTGGCCGCCGCGGCCAGAGGCACTCTCAATATCAAAAATATCACCAACTCTATAGTCTTGTCCACCGGATTCAATACTTACTTCACTCAAAGAGCCAATCATAAGTGGAGCGCCGTCCATTGAACCATCAGCTGTAATAATCTCACCTGTTTCAAATGCACCAGTTGAGCCAGTAATATATGCAATATTAATTTTCTTATTATTTACTGTTTTCTCGATAACTGATTCACAAAAAGCGGTTACTCCAGTAGTACCACCTACAATCTGATTACCAGGGAATGATTTTGTTTTTTCGGAAACTGATAGTTCAATATATTCTGGCTTTAACCATCTTGTGCTGGACGGTTTAAGTATTCTTGAACTTGGCAAGAATACACTAACTTCTTGATTATAGAGTAGTTTTATTAAAAGCTCTATACTACGGCTTGATCCTTTTGATTGATAAAGATCAGATATATGCTTTAAAATGAAAGTTGAGTCAGCTTCAGTGGTTAGGGGAGTCCCAGCAAGAAACATGTTTTTAAAGTTTTGTGTAAACTTATCAACACCTGATTCAATATCACGTGCATGCCTAAGACCGCGTAACTCTTTAGTATTCTGACCTTCTTGCTCAAGAAACTCATAATAAGCAAGAATAAAATCAACAATAGGACCATTGATCTCCCGATAAAATTCAGGAAATTGGTCCCTTATAAAATTGCTGATGTATTCAGGAGTAGGATTCATTATGATCTACCTTGATTAACTATGACCTCAATATCATTATCATTAAGCTGTAAAATTGTATCTCTAACAGACATCACATCTTTATTCTTAGGTCTAAAGTACATTTTAAGAGACCCAGTAGCTTCTGAAATAGTGATTGGTTTAATTGTAATGTCACCAGTTTTATAATTAATTGTTCCAGCGTTATTTTTTAAGAAAGTGAAGGTTGTGTCGCCACGTACAATAGCTAATACACCGTTACCTGCATCAATAAACCGGGCAGCACTGTCCCCTAAGTAATTAAAGGGTGTTGATTCTACGGCAGGCTCGTAGGTAGAAACCTTAGTAAGAGTAGATAAACTTGAATCTTCTTTCAACTCGTTTAAAGCTTCTACATTGTATGATCTTAATGTATTAGATAAGGGTATAATTATGTAAGGCTTTAATTCAGTCTCAGACCCCATAATACTATTGTCTGTTGCATCAACTGCAGCAAGAGCCTTCGAGTTTCTATATTTCTTATTAAACCCGTTCAAGTTAGTCTGGGCATAATTATTTAATGCGCGGCGGCCGCGTGCACCAATAGTACTCGGTGAATCTGAAGATGCACCAATATCATAGGTCATAGTTAGCTTTAAGCTTAAGTATATAAACTTCGGGTCAACTACGACCACATCAACCCCAACAGGTGTTCTTGTATTAATAAATTCTTCTATCTCTTGCTTTTTAGCTAATGAGACACCATCATTCTGAATAAGATCAACTGCTAATAGTACTTTACCGTATCTAGGTGGGTTTGAATCTTGACCGCCAAATGCAGCAATATTTTCAATTTCAGGAAATTGTTGTTTAGCAATTATCTCATAATCGTTGGATGTAACTGCGCGTTCTTGTACCTGGAAAGCTCGTGGAGCATTCTGTTTAATACTTACTAACGATTCTCTATCCGCGCCGCCATCAGAATTTGCTACTGTAGTAACAATAACATTTGAATACCCGCCTACTCCAGACACAGCAGTAAATCTAGACGCACGATTTGCTTCAGCATCGCTTACAGCCCTATATGTTACTTCAATAATATTACCATTAACCGGTTTACGACCAAATATACCATCACCAAATGATATTTTATACTTAAGCGATTCAGTAGGTTCTATAAAGTAGCTATTTGATTCTTGATTAATACCGAATATAGTAGAAGTCTCAGCCCACTCAGTATTAGTAGAGACAGTATTTGATTCACGCACTCTAACGCTAATATTTGAAATATCTACACTATCATTAGAGATAATAGCACTAAAATTATTAGATCCGTCAGCAGTAAAGAATTCTGTAATTACTTGACCTTCAATAACCGAAACATTCGATGCTAAGTATTGCGCTTCACCATTAACTTCTGTAGCAACTATAGTAACATCTGAATCAGTTGAGAAGGTAAATGTTTTCCCTCCTACTGTGGAAGTAAATTTTGTATATTTGTCCATATTAATAGAAGAAGGTTGGTCAGTAGGATATACCC